TGACTAGCTCTTTACCCGAAGGCCAAACAGGCACCGAAGGTGATTACTTTGATATCACCAAATTTGAAGAACTCCTGAATCGCCTGGAAGCCTCCAAAGGCCGCCAGCAGCGCCAGAAATCCCTGGAAGGCCGTCGCGACATCTACGCGCAAGGTCTTGCCAGCATGATGTCCAACTTCTGATTTATAAACCGTGACTAGCTCTTTACCCGAAGGCCAAACAGGCACCGAAGGTGATTACTTTGATATCACCAAATTTGAAGAACTCCTGAATCGCCTTGAGGCTTCTAAAGGTCGTCAACAGCGTCAGAAGTCTCTGGAAGGCCGCCGTGACATTTACGCTCAGGGCCTGGCCACAATGATGAGCAACTTCTAATTTTTCTTGTAAGATTGGTGAGCCATGACCAGTAGTGTTCCTGCCGGACAAACAGACGTTGACGATTGGTTTGATTTAGACAAATATCGTCAAGCGGCTGGCGTGGCTTACGAATTTTCCAAGAAAAAAATGGAGACCGCTGGTGAGCAAGAACGTGAAACCATCGGAAAAGGAGCTGGAGAGCAACGAGCATCAGCAGCTCAGCAGCAGGAGTTCACAGAAAAAGACGAAGCACGAGACTACAAACAAGCCCAACGAGCTTATCGATATTGAGTTATTTGATACCTGGGTGGACAACTTAGATTCTTCTACCCAGGAATCATTTAATTCATTTGCTTCTCAGAATTACTCAGTCATTGAGGTTTATCTTTACTCTCGATTCCTTGGGTATCGAGGGAGTATTACTGCGTGTGATCTTTGGGTTAATTCCAATTACAAGAAACCTGATCACCGTAAAACACTCTTGTATCAGATCGATGAGATGCAAGAAGACATTCGCAAACTCCGTGACGCAATCGAAGACGGTGTTGTGAAGCGTGATGCTGGAGTTGCGCGTATTGCCTCCATGCAAAAAGAACTCCGTGGCGCAATTGCACAGGTAGAAGAATTCACTGGCATGAAAGATCGTAAAGGTCTTTTGATGGCTGGTGCTGACCGCGCCATTCGTGAGTTGATGTTTATCTTCAAGGATGATCCAATTGAGATCCCCCTGGAAGAAGCAACGATGAGTGTATGGTCTCGCATGCAATTGGAAGAATAATACGTTTTAGAATTGTTCTACAAATATCAATAGTCAAATGGGTGCGGGTAATCCACGCAAAGCTGTAAAACTTGCCGGTAAGGGTGTTCGTCCCGGCGATGCAGTCAATAAGCGTACGTTTGCAAAACAGGAAGAAACGGCTCGTCCCCTCGGAGTGCCTGACATGGTTCAGCGTCAGGGGCAACAACCCGGTTACGGTCTTGTGTCTGATCCTGGAATGCTTAGCCGTGCTTCCCATGGTGCACCTGAGTTTGAACAACTCAAAGCTCGGATGCGTTCCGCGACTCAACGCCGCTCCGTGGGACCGCGTATGGCGGTTGATTATATCCCGTCAGACGGACCCTCGATACCCGAGGGTCCGAGGGCTACTGACGATTATTTTGATTTATCTAAATACAATAAAATTGCTGAGGCAATAGGTAGACCCACTGCTTCAAGTGTTGACGATTTAAAGAGGCAAGCAGGAAGCAGCGAGGTATTTAGGCAAGCAGCAGGTGCAAGAAGCATCGAGGAAGTAAAGCGTCGTCAACAAGAATTAGCTAGAAAAAAACAAGAATTAGCTAGAAAAAGGTCTGCAAGATCTAGTTCAAATCGCAGGAATTCTGGATCACGTAGGCAAGCAGCACGTGAACGTCAACAAGAATTAGCTAGAAGAATGTCTGCAAGATCTAGGTCAAATCGCAGGAATTCTCGATCACGATCTACTGGCGATAGGCGGTCTGGAATCGTCTTTGGGCCTGGTCGTTCAAGGCGTATGTCGTTCCGTAGAGGCTCTCGTTGATGGCTAAAGGTAAAATGCCTCCCCAGCTTCTTGAGTACTTCAAGAAAAAAGAAGCAAAGAAGGAAGATGGCTCTGAGATGAGCGACAAAGAGAAGCGTAAAGCTGCTTTAGATAAAGCTCGTAAGTATCAAGATCAAAAACGTAAATCTTCAAAGTAAGTTAGTATTCAATTGTTAACTGAATACTGATCGTGCCTTCTTATATTCACCTGGCCCACAGACGTAATGCTCGCGCTGCGTCCAAGAATTTCAAGGTTAAGGAGAATCCCAACGAGAAGTTACTTGAGAGGGCACGGGAAGACTTTGGCTATTTCTGTGATTACGTCGCTGATAAACCTCCGGCAGAACACCATAAAGTCTGGAACCGTCAGTTTGTTACGGAAGAAGACAGCTCCTGCCTGTTGCGTATTGCAGGACCGAATGTCGATCTCCTGGCACCACGGGGCTCAGCTAAAAGCACGGTTCTCGGTTTGTTAACGGCCTGGGCCATTGGCATCCATACCCAGGCAAAACGTCCATTACAGATTCTGTATCTGTCTTATACGGTTGATATTGCACGTTCTAAGTCCGCAACAATCAAACGTATTATTGAGAGCAAACGGTATCAAGAAGTTTTCCCTACCGTTCGCCTTTTGAAGAATGTAACTAGTAACGAGTACTGGTCAATTGACCATAAATTTGCAGGTATCGATACAACTGGTGAAGAACAATTTACCTTGTGTGCTGCAGGTCTCAAGGGTTCAGTGACATCAAAACGATCTCACCTTGTGATGATCGATGACGCAATCAAATCTGCTGCTGATATTTCCAACCCTGACATCCGTAAACAGATGCAGGAGAACTGGAACGCGGTTATCGCACCGACCATGTTCGAGGGTGGTAGAGCAATCTGTCTTGGTACTCGTTTTAGGCATGATGACATTCATGCGACAACGTTTAATGAGCAGAACAACTGGTCTCAGATTGTTCTCTCTGCCATTTACAACGATCCTGTTAGCGGTGACGAGAAGTCGTATTGGCCAGAGATGTGGTCACTTGATTATCTGAAGGAAAAGAAAAAACAGGCCCCAATTGCTTTTTCCTTCCAGTACATGAACAAGATCATTCGTCAGAATGAGCTGTCCTTGGCACCGGAATTATTGGTTAAAGCTGAGATTTCAACAGAGTTTGATGCTCTTGGAATTGGTGTTGATCTTTCAGCTGGCACCAAAGAAAAGAATGACTACACCGTAATGGTGTTAGGTGGAAGGATTGGAGATCGCATCCACATCATTGATTACAGGCGTCTCAGGGTGATGGGCAACCTCGAGAAGTTGGATGCAATGAAGGAACTACTTAATGATTGGTCTGTGATTGGTCGAGATGAAAGCGGGAATTACTTTCCAACTTATTCGACATGTGACATCTGGTCAGAGGCCGTCCAGTACCAGGCATCTCTCGAAGCAGACTTCAAGAGGATTTGCCTGAATAACGAAGGTCTCTACAATTTGATCTGGCATCCTGTGAAGGGTTTCCGTGCAGACAAGTTGGCACGTTTCCGTGGAATCATGGGAATGTTTGAGGACAGAAAAATCATTTTCAATCGGTACCGGAACTTTACAAATCTCTTCGAGGAACTCACAAATTTCGGCGTAAGTAGCCATGATGATTGCGTCGATGCGTTGGTTTGGTTAGTAACCGGGTTGATGCGCAAAGGTAAATTACAGGTTGATTATTAGTCTTAGAATTAAAAAAACAATTTATTTAAGTTCGTGGGTCCAGAATATTTGGCAGTCATTGCCACTGCCGTCGTTTCTGCATTTACAGGCGGAACATGGGTAGCCAATAAGATTCTGGACCGTCAACAAGAGCGTGTTCAACAGGCTTTTGATTATATTGGTTCGCAGAAAAGAAGGATTGATCTCTTGGAAGACCAAGTAAACCGCATGCCAATTGAATACGTTTTAAAAGCAGATTTCCTCAGAGAAATCAAAGAAATGCACGATAACTTTAAGCAAATCAATAACAAGCTTGATAAGCTAATGGAAAAGCTTTTGTCGAAATGAATTACATTGTCGAAGTGCAGGAAGACGATAATGGCAACCCATTTATTACCTTACCAGATGAATTGGTGGATGAGATGGGGTGGCAAGAGGGGGATGTACTCGACTGGGACCTGAGGGGGAACGGGGTAGTTCTGACAAAGGTAAATGATTCAGCTGGATATGAAGTTTTAGAGGATTAAAATAAGAAGATTAGAAGTTAGAAGAATGTTCCATAGAGGTATTCGATACGCAGGCGAAGGTGCAGGTGTACCTGGCGCACCAGGCAACCTGATGGCTGGCGGTAACTTTATGGGTGGCGCTGGCAGCGCTATTAACCCTGAAGCTTTTAAGAAAGACGCACGCCAGCAAAAAATTTATAACAAAGGTCAAAATACCGATAATCCAAATGAGCGAGAAATCTTTCTTCGGCGCACCGGACCCCAACTTCCTTTAGCCCAGGGTTTCGGCAGTCTCCCTGGTGCGATCGGCAATATGGGTGGTATTCAAAACGCACAGTTTTACTTGGGTCCTCAATTGGGTCAGGTCCCGGTTGGTCAAGTTCCTGCAGGTTTCCAGGGCAAATACGTTTCTTAAGATGAAAACTAAAAAGTTGGTCAAAAATGCTCTTAAACATCCAGAGCTTTATGGCCCAGCTGAATTAGCTTTTTTCCGCAAATGGCTTGATTCCAAGAAGCGAGCGAAGGCTGCTAAGATCAATAAAGATAAAAAGGAAAATAGTTAATGTCGGCGGACGCTAAATCTAGGCTTAAGGAAATCATTGATTCCTACCTCGATAAAGACGGTGGGTCGATGATTGACACCGGCATTGTGGCGTCTCATCTGGCACAGATGAAACTTTTTGGCGTGCGCCAAGGGGTTGAGTTTTTTCCTGCACAAGATAATTTCGGTAACCAGCGTAAAGATTTTATTGACCGTGTAATTAAATACAACCAACTTGATACACGATTCGATTCAATCTGGGATTATTTTCTGTGTGATGGACAAGGACTTTTTTACATCCGCCCAACTGATACTAATTATCGTCTTTATTACTTTCGTCGTCACGAGTATCGGACTTATTACAACGTCGATGGCGAGCTAGATGAAGTCGTAATCATCTACAGCTACAAGGTTCGCCGTGGTGCTGGATTTGAGCCTGAGATTCAAACTACAAATTTGACTGGTGCCAATGGCATGGGTCAACAGGGCGCAAAACGATATATTCGTTTATCTATTAAACGTACAACAATTGAAGAAACTCATTCAGAAGGTGAGATTTCTTTTGAGCAACCTAATTATTCTGTTGGTGGTAAAACCAAGACATTCCGAAATACATTAGGTTTCATCCCTTGTGTTGAGATCTTCAATAACCCGAAGGGTTTTTCGACAGAGGGAACAGGTGAGTTCGACGCACTTGCGAATCACATCGTCACCCATGATGAGATGGTCCGCACCATGCGGAAGAACGTTACCTTCTTTGGTAACCCCACACTGCTGTCTTCTCGTCCTAAGACTGACCTGATTGAGTCTGGTGGCGACGCAACAGTTCAACGTCCTTCCATCGCTGCCAACTCTGGCTTTTCAGGTGCAGGTCCTTTAAGTCGGTCGATGTTTAAGGCTGATCCTGTCAGCCGTGGAGTCGATGGTCAGATTCGTGTTCCACGAGTCATTGCAAACCTGGAGCCGAATGATCGTGTTGGCTACATCGTTCCTGATGCGATCACCGGTGATCAGAATTCGTTTGCACGTCAGTACCGCGAAGAAATCCGCACGGCTTTAGGCGGTGTGGATGAATTATCAATTTCCGCAGGTGTTACTGCAACTGAATACAAATCTTTGTTCGGTCGTGTTTCTGCAACTGCTAAAAAGAAAGCAAATGCAATTTACACGTATGGCATTTGTAGGTGTCTTGAACTAATAATTTTTCAAGAAGAAAGGCTTTTCCGTGAAACCTTGGCCGCAGCTGCTGGACTTGAGAAGCCCATTACTCCTTCTGAGGATGCATCACCAGAAGAAGTAAGTATGTATAACGATGCAATGTCCATGTTTGAAGATCAAGTCAAACAATTAATGATGGCTTGTCTTCGGACGCAACAAATACCTCCTGGTGTATTAGGCTTAATCCCAGATGGTGATATCACTATTCAATGGCGTTGGCTGGGACCCGTATACGAAGATTCAACGCAAGATATTCTTAACAATTCAATTGTTGTTAGAAACTTGCAGGAATTAGGTGTTGATAGCATTGAAGCACTGAAATACCTCTTTCCGTCTAAGACGGATGAGGAGCGGGCCGAGATGTTATCTGGGTTCCCGTTCAGGATGGTGAACGAATTGCAGGGTGCATACTCTTCATTCGCTCGCTTGGTGGGGGGAATGATGCAGACTCCTCACCCGCAATCACCGGATTTACCGATGGCTGCGGATCCGAGATTGGATTTGACGCCATATCTGTATCGAACCTTAGAAGCCTTACAAAAGGAGATGAGTTATGCAGGACGCTACCGTCCAATCGATCCCACAGACGAGCCAAGTACCAGCAGCAGTAGCACCAAGCAGCTACGTGGCTCCGGCACCGGCACAAGCAGCCCCGGTGGCTTATCAGGTGGGTACCAGCTTCCCGCAGGCGGTTCCGCAGGCGGCCCCCAGCTACCAATCAGCCCCTACTCAGTACGCCCCCCAATCCCAACCAGCCCCGGCGGAGCAGGGCAATCCTTGGGAATCGGCGTTCAACAAGGTAGTGAACCTGCTGAGCGCTCCAGTTCAATCCCCGTTCCAGGGTCAACCGTCTCAACAGACGACTCAATTTACCCCGGCCAATTACGGACAAGTCAGCCCCCAGGGTACGCAACAATCGGCAGCGCCGACCTCGTATCTCAGCCAGGACTACTCGCCCAACTATTCCCAAACCT